ATCGAAGAAGTACCTGTTACATTCGCAGAATATAGCCTTATGGATGGTACAAAGGTTATGATTAGCGAACTTGCTATCGGTGGCGAAGTTACATTGGCAGACGGAACTCCTGCTCCAATGGGCGAACACCAATTAGCAGACGGAACTCAAATTGAGTTAGACGAAACTTCTAAAATCGTATCTATTGAAACTCCAGAAGCAGAAGCGGAAATCGCTGACGAAACTCCTGCTGAAATGGGTAACAAGATTGACGAAAAGATGGCAGACGAAATTGCTGCTTTAGTTTCTGAAAACGAAAATCTTAAAACACAAGTAGCACAATTAGAGGCAAAAGTTAAGAATGGCTTTAGTCAAGTAGCTGAACTTATAGAAGCACTTACTAAAACTCCTAACGCTGAACCTATTGCGCAACCAAGAAACAACTTTGGTTCTAACGTAACTACACACTCAATGAAGTACGATAGAATTGAGAAATTTAGAAACGCTTTATTAAACAAATAAAAATAAAATAAAATGGGATTTGATGTATCTGCATTAGCAAACTATACAAAAGAAAACGAAGCTCTACTTGTAACTTCATCTGTATTGGGTGCAAAAACTGCTTCTCTTATTAAGAGCGCAGGTAACGTAATGGTTGGCGTAAAGTCAAGCGAAAAAATCAACATTATGGAAACAGACGCTATCTTCCAAGATGGTGCTTCTTGTGGCTTTAATGCTTCTGGTTCTACTACCTTTACTCAACGTACTGTAACTCCTGGTAAAATTAAAGTAAACGAAGCTTTATGTCCTAAAGATTTAGAAGCAAAGTATTTACAAAAAGCTTTACCAACAGGTTCAATGTACGATAGCGTACCTTTTGAACAAGAGTATTCTGAAAAGAAAGCTAAGACAATCGCTGCTCAATTAGAAACTGCGCTATGGACTGGCGACACAACCAGCGTGAATGTTAATCTAAACCGCTTCGACGGGCTTGTAAAATTAATAGGCGCAGCTTCTGGTGTTGTTGCTGCAAACGCTTCTACATTTATTTCAGGTGCTCCTTTATCTTCTATCACTGCTGCTAACGTAATCTCTATCTTTGATGGTGTTTACCAAGCTATCCCTGCTAAAGTTGTAGCTGCTGATGATATGACTATCTTCTGTGGTCAAGATTTATTCCGTACTTACACTGTTGCTCTTAAAAATAGCGGTAGCTTCAATTACCAAATTGATGTTAAAGCTGATAGCGAATTTGTATTACCGGGTACTACAATCAAAGTTATTGCAGTTGCAGGTCTTAACGGAACTAACAAAGTTTACGCTATGCGTTTAAGCAATATGTTCTTAGGAACTGACTTACTTAACGAAGAAGAAAAGTTTGAAATTTTCTATGCTAAAGAAGCTGACCAAGTACGTTTCGTATCTGAGTTTAAGATGGGTGTAAACATTGCATTCCCTGACGAAGCAGTGAAGTTTATCCTTGCATAATTTATCGGGTAGGTTGAAATATACCTACCCATTTTTTCAAACTAACAATATTTAACAAATGGCTTGTGCTTTAACTCAAAATTATACTCTTGACTGCAAAGACAGTTTAGGCGGTATAACCGAAGTTTATTTTGCAGCAGCAGCAGACGTTACCTCAACTACCGAAGCAAGTGGTGTTATTACCGCACTTGTTAAGGCTTCAGGTAAGAAGTTCTACAAGTACGAACTTGTGAAAGGCACTTCTCAATTAGTTGAGAACGTAAACGCAAACGTACAAAACGGAACTATCTTCTATGCTCCAGAATTAACTATCGTATTAAACAAATTACAGGCGAACACAAGAAACGAAATCTTGTTGTTAGCTCAAAACACTTTAGTAGCAGTTGCCAAAGATAACAATGGCAAATATTGGTACTTAGGTAAAACAAGAGGCTTAGACCTTACAGGCGGTAACGCAGGTACGGGTACTGCCGAAGGTGATAGAAGTGGTTACACTTTAACCTTCACAGGTGCGGAAGCTGCCCTTGCTCCAGAGGTAAACTCTACTGTTGCAGGTCAATTAACTACCGCAGGTTCTTAGGTTGTTTTGGTTTTGTATATAGATGCCCTCGTCATTAATTTGGCGGGGGTTTTTTATTTTGCAAAGTTTTGGCTCTTAGTATATTTATAGTTAATGATACAATTAACGAAAGGGCAAACCCAAAATATCATTTTGACACTAACCGAAAAGCAAACGCTTACTAACCCAAACTATCTATTTGTGTTTGAGAATAGAAGCACGAATACTGATGTTAAGTTTGTTAAGCTAAACAATACGGATATAAGCGCATATAAAGAGCGTTACAACGAGTTTAGCATTGTAGTTAATAGCTACTTTAATACGTCTTTAAACGGGCAATATACATATACAATTTACGAACAAGCAAGTACTACCAACACAGACCCAACGGGATTAAACTTGCTCGAAACGGGCATTATGGAACTTGAGGGTACAACTATATCATTCACAGAATACGAAACAACAAGCACATTCACAATTAGACAATAATGGAAATACAAGTATTGACATTTGCGGAAGCAAAGCAACCGGAATATAAAGAAAAGAAAGGCGAAGGTTATATGCAGTATGGTCAAAACAATGACTATCCGCAATACCTATTAGACCTTTTTAACAAGTCAGCCAAGCACAATGCTATCGTTAGAGGCAAAGTGAACTACATTGTAGGCAACGGCTGGGCAAGTGAGCAATCTATTGTTAAGCAAGTTAATAGAGATGAAACACTTAACGACCTTACAAAAAAGGTTGCTTTAGATTTAGAACTATTTGGCGGTGCTTATATCCAAGTTATTTGGGGTGTGCTTGGCGAAACTATTGCGGAGTTATGGCATTGTGATTACACAAAGATTAGAACTAACAAAGACAACACGCAGTTTTGGTATAAAGAAGATTGGAAACTTAACAAAGAAAAAGCTGAAGTTTATAGTGCGTTTAACCCTAAGAACCCTGTTGGTGTTCAAATACTATATGTAAAAGAATATAGACCGGGAATGAATGTTTATAGCTTACCGGGTTATTTCGGTGCGCTTAACTACATCGAAAGTGATGTTGAAGTTTCTAAGCACGTTTTGGGTAATGCACAAACAGGGTTTTCTGCAAGTAAACTTATTACTTTACCAAACGGAGAGCCAAGCCCTGACGAGAAACGTGCAGTAAGCAGACAGTTCGACAATATGTACACTGGTGCAGACGGCAAGAAGTATTTACTTGCTTTTGTAAACGATGCAACAAGAAAGCCTATTGTAGATGATTTAGGCGCAAGTGATTTAACTAAAGAAGATTTTGGGAGAGTAGACGAGTTAATACAAACTAACATTTTTAGCGGTCACCAAATTACAAGCCCTGACCTTTTCGGTATTGCCGTTCCGGGTCAATTAGGCAACAGACAACAACTTAGAGATAGTTACGAAATATTTAATAACACTTATGTACGCTACAAGCAAATGCAACTTGAGGGTGTATTTAATATGCTTGGCGGTTATGCAGGTGTTACTGAGGAGTTAAAGATTATACCTACCGACCCAATCGGTATTGAGTTTACTGAGAACGTTCTTATTCAAAATATGTCTAAAGACGAGATTAGAGAAATGCTAAACTTACCACCTTTAGAAGTTGATGCTACTAATGAAGCACAAAGAGTTACAGACGGAATTTCTGCATTAAGTCCATTGGTTGCTAATAAGGTGTTAGAGTCAATGACTAAGAATGAAATTAGAGCATTGGTTGCTTTAAAGCCTACAATCGATGGCGATGTTATTAGTTCTACTATTACAACCGAAGAACCAATGTCTGCGGAAACAAGCGTAAACGAACACATCAAAGGCTTAAAGGGTAGAGAGTGGCAGAATATGCAGCGCATCATTCGTGATTTTAACAAGGGTAAGATTACAAGAGAACAAGCAAGTTCAATGCTTAAGGGCGGTTATGCTTTAAGTGACGAAGAAGTTGCAACCTGGTTAGGTGCAGAAGATTTAGAATTTAGCGAAGCTGATTTTCAGGTTTTCTTTGAGTTCGGAGAAGATAGAAATAACTACGAGGTACTTAAAAGCAAGACAAGATTTAGTGACGATGCGGACTTTGAAATGTTTGCAGATGTAACACAATTACAATCTAACATTTTAGATTTGATTGCTAAAGATAAACGTATTACCGCAGAGGTAATTGCTGACACTTTAAAAGAAGATGTTGGTGCGGTTAAGCGTGTTATAGATGCTTTAATTGAAAAGGGGTTTATTAAGACAAAAGAAATTAAGCAAGGCAAAGGAATAGATAGTAACGTTATAATTGAGAGGCAACTTACTGCACCTATTGGGCAAATAGTTGAAGCTATGAAGCCACAAACTACGCAGATTTTAATTCGTTACACATACGAATGGAAAGCAGGTTTTAATGACGGAGATTTAGATACAAGCAGACCTTTTTGCAAATACTTAGTAACTGCTAATAAGTTCTACACTCGTAGCGATATAGAGCAAATGAGTGCAAGGCTTGGCTATTCTGTATGGGATAGACGAGGCGGTTGGTATACTAAGCCGGGTACAAATACACATAGTCCAAGTTGCAGACACGAGTGGCGTTCAAACATAGTTAAAAGAAAATAAAAATGAGCTTAAATACATTATTTATAAGCGTACAGAATATTAAAGACCGCTCTGGCTTACACGCTAACGTAGACGAGAAACTTGTGCTTCCTGAGATTAAGACCGCACAGGATATGTTTATCTTACCGGCACTTGGTAGCGCATTATATCTTCGACTTCAAACAGGCATTACGGCTAACGATTTAAACGCTGACGAAGTAACTTTGTTAGATAACTACATAGCAGATACTTTAGTACACTATGTACTTAGTGAGTTGCCTATGGGCTTGTCGTATCAGTTCTACAACAAAGGTCTATTAAGAAAGGGCGGTGAGAATACCGAGAACCCTTCAATGCAAGATATGATAGACGTAGCTAATAGATACAAGGCTCGTGCTGAGTTCTACAAGCAAAGAATGATTAAATACCTAAAAGAATATTCTACATCTTACCCTGAGTACCTTAATCCCGGAAGCGGTATCGATGCAATACACCCTGAGAACGACGCTTATACAACGAGCGTTTGGCTTGGTGATTATGATTGCTGCGCAGGTAAAAGCTTCGAAGAACTTTATCAAGGTAACAGAGGTTGTAGTGATTGCTAATTATGAGTAAAGTAACAACGATTAAAAACCAAAATAAACTGCGTGTTTATTTAGAAAAAATTAAGAATGAGCCTCAGCTTAAATCAAATAACAAAGCAAATAACGACACTCGGAAACGACCACGAACAAATTAACTTTGTTTACTTTGGCGATGTATGGGAACGTTTAAGCAACGGAGAGGTTACTTACCCTGCTATGTTCTACACGCTAACGGGTGCGACTATAAACGCTAAAAATATTACTTATAATTTTAGCCTTTATTTTATGGACAGAATGTTAATGGAAGAAACCAACGAAACCGAAGTCCTTAGTGATATGACTTTAGTAGGTCAAGATATTGTAGCGCAGCTTCGTTACCCTAAAGCAATTTGGGATATTGGCGATACCGCTCCATTGACTTACTTTACTGAAAGCGACCCCGACTATCTTGCAGGAGTTAAGATAGATATTACAATGGAATTACCTTACCTAAACGACAGATGTCAAGTGCCATCAATATACCAATTTTAAGATGATAGGAAAAAAAATTAACCAATTAGCTACCGAGTTAGCACCTACTACAACCGATTTAACTATTATTGGCGACCCGATTAGTGGAGTTAGTAAGAAGATTACGCTTGAACAATTAGGTGCGATATTTAGACACTTATCAGCTTAGAAGCGAAAAGGGTGTGAGTAATGGCTACGCTTCACTTGATGTTAATGGTAAAGTGCCTATCAGTCAGTTACCTAATTCTATAATGGAATACAAGGGGACTTGGAGTGCAGCAACTAACACACCAACACTTGCGAATGGTACGGGCGATACAGGCGATGTTTATTTATGTAACGCAGCAGGTACAGTAAACTTTGGTGCTGGACCTATTACGTTTGCAGTGGGAGATTATGTGGTTTATAGTGGCAGTATTTATCAGCGTTCAAGCGGTGCGGTAGGTACTGTAACAAGTGTAGCTGCATCTATTACGGGTGATAGCATTACAATAAGTAATTCTCCAATCAGCACATCGGGTACGTTGGCATTTGCTTTCGCAGGTACTTCAAGCCAATACATAAACGGAGCAGGTAACTTAACTACCTTCCCGACATTAACGGGGTATGTACCTTACACGGGTGCAACTGCTAATGTAGATTTAGGAACGCATACTTTATCAGCTAAAGATTTAGTAATAAACCATTCAAGCGGTAGCGGAGTTGCTGCATCTATTACAAAGGGTGGAGCAGGAGAGGCTTTGACAGTTGTAAAGTCAAGCGGTTCTGGTAACGCTGCAAGTATCACGGGCGGTGTAACTTTATTAGATGAATTACATTTAAATACTGATTTAGCAGATGCCTATATTGCAAGTGCATCAAATTGGAACGCTGCTTATAACGATAAAATCAATAGTGCTGCCGTAACGGGTACAACAACAAAGACCTTAACACTTACACAACAAGACGGGGGAACTATTACGGCTTCTTGGACTGACGATAATACCGATGCGGTAACAAGCGTATTTGGTAGAACGGGAGCGGTTGTGGCAGTTAGTGGCGATTATAACACAAGTCAGGTAACTGAAAATACAAACCTTTACTTTACTAATGCTCGTGCTATTGCAAGTACCTTAACGGGTTATACAAGCGGAGCAGGAACGATAAGCGCAACAGATACTATTTTAAGTGCGATACAAAAGTTAAACGGAAATATCGGTGCTTTAACTACGGGTGTATCAAGTGTAAACGGATTAACGGGTGCGGTTACTTTAACTACTTCTAACATAGCAGAAGGCACTAACCTATATTATACAGAAGCAAGAGTAAATGCTAATACAAACGTAGCAGCAAATACGGCAGCAAGACATAACGCAGTAACTTTAGGAACGGCTAATGGTTTAAGCTTATCTACTCAGGTTTTAAGTTTAGCTTTAGCTTCAGGCTCTACAACGGGTGCTTTATCTTCTACCGATTGGACTACGTTTAACAATAAGCAAAACGCTTTAACTAACCCCGTAACCGGTACAGGTACTACTAACTACCTACCTAAGTTTACAGGTACAAGTACAATAGGGAATAGCGCAATTTATGATAATAGTGGCAATATTTTAATTGGTGCTACTACTAATTCGGAAGGTGCAAAATTAAAAATCGCAGGTGGTTATGTATATTTAAAAGAAACAGGTGGAGCAGATGTTTATTTAAGGTCAGCTTATGACACAAACAAAGCAGCTATACAAGTTGCATCAGCAAGTGATTTAGTATTTGTTACAAGCAATACTACAAGATTAACACTCAACGCTTCAGGCAATTTAGGATTAGGAGTTACACCGAGTGCGTGGGCGAGTGGAACGGAAGGAGCATTACAAGTTGGTGCTGCTTCTATCTATAAATATTCAACTTATGAAAGCGGGTATAGCGTAAATGCTTATTACAATGCAGGTTGGAAATATATTAATTCAGATGTAGCTTCACAATATAAACAAACAGCTGGTTCTCACGTTTGGTACAACGCTCCTTCAGGAACGGCAGGTAACGCTATATCCTTTACCCAAGCAATGACGTTAGATGCGAGTGGTAGATTGGGGATTGGAACAACAAATCTAAATGCGCCATTAACAGTACAATCTAATTCAGGTGGTACAGGTATACATATACTTGGAAGAAGTGGAGATGGTTTTGGTTTTCTTACTTTTAGAAACAATGCCAATAATACAATTAATGGTGAGATTGGTATAAGCGATGCTCAAAATATGCTCTTTTACACAGGGGCAAGTGTAAGGCTTACCATAGCCTCCACAGGAGCAGCTACATTCTCAAGTAGTGTAACTGTTGGTACAGATATATTTCTTAATTATGATTATGCAATAAGATTTAAAAATTCTTCTGGTACTTATAGACAAATCTTAGCTTATGCAGATGACACTTATTTAGATGCTCGTGATGGTGGAATTATATTTAGAACAGGAACAGGGGGTTCAGCCACCGAACGTATGCGCATAACAAGTGGGGGGAACGTAGGTATAGGTACTACAAATCCTGCTTATAAGTTACATATAAATGGTGGAAATGGAACTCAATTGTTATTAGATACAACTTCGCAATATTGCGGTGTAGATATAGCAAATGCAACTTCCGTAAAAGGCGGTCTTTCTTGGGATAATACAAATGCGATTTTTGGTTTATATACGAATGGCAGTATTCCAATGACATTCCAAACTAACAACACCGAGCGTATGCGCATAACAAGTGGCGGTAACGTAGGTATAGGTACTGCATCGCCAAGCACTACTTTAGATATTTCTGTTGCTGAAGCATCGTTAAGATTAACATCTACTACAGGAACTAATTTTACAAACCAAAGAATTGTAAATACAGGCGGCACTTTATGGAGTGGAATAGAAAGGTCTACAGGTGGAGTATTAGGAATTACAGGTGCTTATGAAGCCTTTTTACTTTATGGCGCAGACAACCCAATGTATATTGGAACAGGTAATTCTTATTTAAGATTCGGTACGAACGCTACCGAAAGAATGAGAATAACAAGCGGTGGCAATGTGGGGATTGGAACTACAAGTCCTTCGGCATTATTACATTTAGGTGTTGCAAATGCAGCAGTAGACGGAACAAAAGGCGTAAAAATAACAAATCCTGCTGGTACAACAGTTATGCTTGAGTGCGGAGTTAGTAACGACTCTTTTGTAGGCACAACAAGTGTAAGTGATTTTCATATAAGAACAGGGAACACCGAACGTATG